TGCTTATGCGGCAGACGATAAAGACGAGGCTCAAGCGAATGCCAGGCAAACTAAGACACAAGGTATTTCTGGTCTCGGTCTTATTATGAAGATGTTTGATGCCGAACCAAAAGAGCCCAAAGTTGCCACGGAAGACGACATTATAACTGCGATGGCGGCAGAAATCGCCAAGATGGTCGTTGATATTTCACAAAGTTGTAAAACGGCAATCCAGAGTGGAATGCCTGGGAATACTGATTTTGCAGACCTCAACGATATAGTGGTGGGTATCGTGAGACACCTCAAAGACTCTACTAAGAAAAACAATCCCGAAAAAGTAGAAACGAAAGCCTTGGATATGGCAGGAGTGATGTCTAGTCAAATGGATGCTCAAGGCGGATTGTTTGCGGAGCCTCGTGTGTGTTCAATATGCGGCAAGCAGATTTCAGAGGAACTACTACTCAAATGCAACGATGCCAAATGTCCGACAAGGTTTTGGACTAAGGTAGTGGAGAAAACAAAAGAGGCTACGATATGAGTAAACGACAGAAGAAGAAAATTCCAAAAAAGAGTTCCAATAATATAATAGGTAAAAATTTTACAGGAGCCGGATCAATTGGTGGGATCGGAGTTCCAGGGAATATTCAAGAAGGCTCTTCTTCTAATACTCTTCCAGGTAATCCCTTTAGCACTCCGCAAGTCACTAAAGGCGATTGGCCTGCTGCCAATCTTTGGTACGCACAGGGCAAAGATTCGGCAAAGAAATTATACTTTTCATACCTCAACGTCCTTAATCAGTATGTGAATTGTCCTGAAGATCAACCAGACAGAAGGATACAACTTGCTGGTGAAATGAATGGCCTTATTGTCTCACTCATCCAGGGCATTACTATTGCTCTCGAAGCCATTGAGATAGCGGCAAGACGAGCCAGAACGGGAGATCAGGCTGGCAAACTGGAGAAAGCAGTAATTGAAGATACCCTAGATCGAATGTTAAAAATGCTTTGGGTTCACAACAAAGGGGCTGATTCGGGCCAGTTTCCAAGCCTTGAGGTAAAACTCATTGAGTCTTCTGTGACGGGCAGAATAAAAAGAGCCTCATCTGATCTCAACGTTACTGACGTTGGTGTCCCTATTTTGACCGAGCAAGAAGCAGATGCACTATGGGCAGATACTCCACTTCAACCTCCGATAGATGCGTCAGCAACAGGGATGAGTGTTTCTCCTGAACAATCCAGTGAAGGTACACTAATGGGTGACGAGAATGTGATACCCGACGACCAAGCTCCTTCTCCCGAGAATGAGGCCGCAAACGAATTCACTCCCAAGCCTACCGACAATATAGCACCTGATGACACATTGGAAATCGAGGAACCCGAAGAAACCTCCGAACAAGAAGTTGTGGAAGATCCTTCTATAGCAACTTTTGACCAACTACAGCAGCCAGAAAATGAGGAGTTAGATATGTCCGGGCCAAACCAAGACCTGAAAATCAAGTGGGTAGCCTTTATTGATGAAAATCCGGAATTGGCTGCTGAAATGTTTGATAAAGCCAAGATGATTAGTACCGGAGAAGAAGAACCGGAAGAAGATATGTATGAAGAAGAGTCTTCTGAGGAGGAATTACCAGAAGAAGACAACGAAATTCCGGAAGAGGGAATCGAAGAAGAGGTTCCTGAAGAAGACTACCTTGATTTGGCTGACGAAGAAGGGGAACCCGAAGAGATTCCTGAAGAAGAGCCCAGCGAGGAAGAAATTCCAGAAGAAGAAGAGCAACCAACTGAAGAAGAAGTTCCTGAAGAGGAAGAACTAACATATTGCATTGAGTGCGACCGAGACGTGAACCAAGAGGATATAGACGCATGTGACAATCCTCGATGTCCATTCAAACAAACCGAAGAAGAGGAAGAAATTCCCGAAGAAATCCCTGAAGAAAAAGGGTTTGACGATATAGAAACGAAGCACCTTATTCTTGTTGATCATAACGACCATAGCCATTGCAGGACATATGATCTGAATTTCCCTGATTTTCCCGGTGCAGAATGCAAGTTTTGTCTCGATCACGAGGTAGCAACTGCTTATTCATTTGAGAAAAAAGGTTGGTCTCAAGAGGATGCTAAAAATTGGATACAGAAACAATTCAAGCTTGACAAAGAGAAAAACAAAAGTCCTGAAGAAATTGTTTCTGAGAATATTGACAACATTGACGATATTACCCTAAAGGCATGGCTAGGTAATGCTCCTCCCGAAGAGGATGAAGTAGACACTGAATCGTTAGTAGAAATGGTGGGAGATATCCTGCCGAAAACGCTGAAATCGAAATTTGAGTCCGTTGAAAAAAGACTCTCCACGCTTGAGGCGTGATAAGGAGATAAAGATGGCCGCAATTACAAGAGACGAGCTTGAGAAGCTGCTCGGAGATAAGGTATCGGAAGCAGTTGGAACTGTTACAAAGGGATTTGAGGATCGCTTCGCTGCTCTCGAAAAGGTAGAACCTGACAAAATCCATACCAAAGGACATGTTCAGGATGACGGGAAGCTGAGAGACATTGGGTATGATCTCTATGAGCTTCCTGGTGGGTCTGTGATCAATACTGGCAATGCGCCTGTCAATAAGGGTCTGATGCGCAGACGCAAAGGTGTTTTCGAGAGTCTTGGCGAGGAAACGCAAGAGTTCTTTGTTAAAATGAAGGAACATCTCGAAAAGGTCAATTCCTTCAAGGTTGCCACGAAAGCCTTGTCCATAACAGATGTTATTCGTTCCACTGAAGATGCAACCGGTGGATTGTTCGTGCCAGACGATGTTCGTTATGCAATGCTGCAATTCGCTCCTCCTGGCACTATTGTTTGGCCTCGTGCTCAAGTTTGGCCCATGACTACACAGAGTATCCAGTGGCCGAAACTCAAGCAGGATCTCACTGCCGGAAGCGAAGATTTCTTCGGTAACGTGCAGATGACCTGGACCGAGGAAGGTCATGAGAAAACCGAAACACATGCTCAATTCGGAACTCTTGGCCTTACCTGTCACGAGCTTTCGGCTTACACTGAAGTTACCGATACTTTGATTGCTGATTCCGCAATCAATATTGGTAACCTTCTAGTTCAGCTTTTCCAAGGCACCTATTGGCACTTCACTGACCGGTCTTTTCTTAGGGGCATGGGCAACATTCAGCCACTTGGTGTGTTGAACGATCCGAAGGTCAGAACTGTCAAGAGAATCTTGGCTAACAAGCTTCGTTATGAAGATTTGTTGAATATGTCTACCGATCTTCCTCCGATGTTCGATGCCGATGCTGTTTGGATGCTTACCAAGGCAGCCTTCAATAACCTGAGAAAACAGAAGGACGACAACGGGCAGCCAGTGATTCAGCTTGGCATGGGCTACAACGACTTCGGTGAAGGAATTGCCGGATACATTCTCGGATACCCTGTGGTCATGGCCGATTACAAAGTGAACGCCTTGGGCCAGAGAGGGGACTGTTTGTTGGGCAGTTGGAAACACTATTTCATCGGGGAACGTGAAGGTGTGAAGATGGAAATGTCACGTCACACAGCGTTCCAATACAACAGAACTGCTTTTAGGGCAAGTGCAAGGCTTGGCGGCATTTGTGAAGAACCCAACGCTTTCGTCATTCTGTCCGACGAAGTGGACGATACACTCAGCTAAGATCTGAGAACGGAGGTATAGCACGATGCTTACAGGATTTGCACATAGTCAACTTACTTCTCTGCTGTGGCCTGTTGTGGGTATTGCTCCCAATAGCCTTTCAGCAGCGGCGAGTGTCAATACATATGCTGCCTCTCCACAACCGGCTGCCGGTATTGATACCTGGAACGCTGGCGGAACCCTATTCCGAAATATGCTCATGCTCATTAACGTGGCAAGTGTCGGAACCGGTGGAACCCTGGCGGTTTCCCTTTACGACTCTGAAACTGCACTCACAACTGCAAATGGGGCTGCAACCGCTGTTAAAGTGGCAGATGTTGCTACTATTTCGGCAATAGGGCTTTATTATACAGAGTTCCAGTTTACTCATGTTTTTGCAAACACTCTGGCAAGGGTAGTGTCTGACTCGGACAATCTTACCGTAAGGCGCTATCACAATGTGAGAGCGACCGCAGCCGTCGATACAGTACTCTTTGATGTTATCTGTATCTATGGGTTCAATTCAAGAGACTATCCGGTTCAGGATGCCAGTGAACTCGCAATTACGTGGGTAGCCGCATAAGATCGCGAGTTTGGTCCTCCTTTTCTCGTGGTCTGACCCCTCTCGGAAAATTCTGAGGGGGGTTTTCATTTTCGCTTGACAAGTTGGTATTTATCAGTTAATTCTCTTGTGTATTCAGGAGGATCAAAATATGGCTGATGAACAGGTAGAGGTTAGGTACATAGACCAAGCTTTAGCTGCTAAAAATGGTGTAGCTAAGTTCAAAATGGGCTTAGGCATGGCAAAAGAGTATGAAGGGAAAGGGTGGGTTAAAATCCTAAGTACCCTTCCAAAATCAAATCCTTCTCTTCCTCCTGAACCAAAGCCAATTACGATGCCCGAAGAAAGAAGTTATACTAATATTGTTTGGGTAACGGCGCGTTACATAGATGCGACAATAAAAAAAGTAGGAGAGAATCTAGGGTTCAAGGTAGATCAATGCACACCAACAAACTTTACCGCAAACCGACTCTTGGCATCACAAGTTATCATTATTGAATCGAATATCAGAGGATTTAATGGTAATCAACTTGCTGACTTGCGATGTATACAATTTCAAAAACAGATTCCTTATGTGTTTCGTGTAATTGACTACGATAATTCACAATACTTCCGTCAGTGTTTGCTTTTCTCAAAACTCAATATTTTCACCACTCAGAAGCTTTTTCATTATACTTCAGAGATGTATGAAGACGCAGTAAGAAACTGGTTCATAGAAGGCAAAGATAGCTATTATGCCTTCTGGAGAGCCATAGATGGGATATTGAATCCAAAAACAGTGATAATTAATGAAATACCAGACGAGATAGAAAAGTGAGAATTCTTACTGGTATATTCACTAGACACAAGAACCTGGAATACTTTAGGAAATGTCTTGAGCATTGGCAAATATCATGTAAAAATCTGGAAAAATTTCCAGAAAATTACATTGATTTGCTGGTGATTGATTTTGGAAAGCAACAAAGTGAAGAAATAGAAGGGTTGACGAAAGAATATGGAGGAAGATATCATTTCAAGAGAGAGAGTGGCTTTGGTTCAAATGTGAATTCAACTTTCAATTATGCAGTCTTTAATGGTCACGAATTTGTTTGTTTGCTGAACGACGATGTATTTATCGGGAGAGCGTTTTTAAGTAGTGGGGTCGAATTTCTTTTGGGAGACAAGCGGGTGGGATTCGTGGGAGGTAAAGAGGGAGCGGCAAAGGGCTGGCTAACTCCGATTGACGCAATGCACATTCCTCCGGCAGAAAACAGGGTATATGAATTAGAAGACTTTCGTAGACTCTTTTGGGAGTTCAGTGCTTGTATACTTAGACGAGAAGCAATTGAGGAATCTGGACATTTTGATACATACGGAGACCCTACGGGATACTGTTGTGATAATGCGTATCTGCTCATGATGAAAAAGGCTGGGTGGAGTGTATGGCACAGCGACCTGATGCCTTTTGCTCATCACAGAGGGCTAAGCCAACAAGAGCATCGTCTTCCTGGTGGTGATGATCCTATTAGAGATAAAATGATTGACTATCTAAAACGAGAGTATGGCATAGATATTACTGACAATATACCTATTACGCATTTGAAGGACGGCTTTCCTCTAAGTCAAAATAAGAGAGCAATCACCTTTTGGGACTTGAATATAATGCTAAAGGAATGCACATGATCAAAACTTCAATATCAATTCTCCTTTACGGCAGCCCAAATACAACTAAGGGTTTGCTCGACATGTTACATCGCACAATCAATAACAGAAACGACACAGAAGTCCTTATAATCGAAAATGGCTGTATAACTGGCCAAGAGAATATTTCGCTTGTCTTGAACAGTGGCCTTAAGAATCTTACTTTCTTTCCTCTTGGGCGTAATCTTGGTTTTGGCCCAGGTCACAACGCACTTCTAGAACAGGCTCAAGGCGAGTATTTTATTGCGCTTAATTCAGATCTTTATTTTACCGACTCAAAATGGGTAGATCGACTCATATATCCTCTGGAAAATAATTCAGAACTTAAGCTGCTTGGTCTTCAAGGATCACCTTCAGTGCTTGTTCAACGACCTGATGGCTATATAGCAGGAAGATATCATCCTGGCGATTTAGACTATATTGAGGGTTCATGCCTTGCTGGAAGGACAAGAGAATTAAGAGAGTTTGGACTTTTTGATCCCATCTATGAGAAGGGCTTATTCGAGGATGGCGACCTTTCAATGCGAATGAGACAAGCGGGATATCAAATCTCAGTTGTGAAAATACCTCATAAACATCTCAGGGCACAATCTTTGAATCAGATAGCTCCAGAAGAAAGAAACAAATTTGCGCACAAAAACTGTAACGCATTCAAGAATAGATGGAAGAATTACATGAGCACAAAACAATTCGCTAATAAGATTAATGTCGAATTGAATAGCCTTGGCGCAGGAGATATCGTGGCCCAATCCGGTATCATAGGGGCACTAAGAAAATTACACAAGACAGCCGTGTTAGAAGTTACAACAAGTCATCCTGATATATTTCTCAATAACCCTCATATCAGTGCCGTGTATGAAATGAAGAGGGAGTATGATGGGGCATATGACAGAAACTTGCGGTTCAAGCCGGATTATAGCAATTATCGTCTGATAGCCGATGAAGCCGCAGAACTTTGCGGAGTGGAACTTGATGACTATCGGCCACGACTTTACCTCTCTGGCATAGAAATTGATGAAGGAGCAAAAGTAGTAAATTCAGTAAGAGAAAGCGAAGATGATTTAGTTATAGGAGTGCATCTCAGGAACAATAGGCCCTCCTGGCAAGGAAAATGTTTTCCAGCAAATCATGCTCAAAGCCTTATTGAAATGTTACAGGGAGCGGGGGCAAAAGTCATTGAATTAGGCAAAGATATTGAACCAAGTGGGGTTGCAAATCTAAATTTGGTAGATCAGACGGATTTTCGACAGCTTTGCGGTGTGGTTGCTAATCTTGATGTCATAGTGTGCATAGATTCTCTGGTAAGTCATCTGGGAAGGACATTTGGCATCCTTCAATTTGTATTGTATGGAGCCACTCATCCTTTGGCGTATACAATTTCGTGGCAAAATGAATGTCCAATTTTCAGGGAGGATTTGAATTGTGTAGGTTGCTATCAGAGGAAAAATCTCAACGTACTAAACGCTTGCAATTTAGGAACTTCTGAATGTATGTCGGGATTGGCACCCGAGTATGTCATGGAAATCATCGGCATGCCCAGAGAAGACCTGCTGGCAAGAAATATTGCCCTATTAGAACAATACCGAAAGGAAGGATTACTCAAATGAAACTACACACAGGCCCTTGTCAATTTCCAGATAATTCAGATCTTATGACTGTCTTAGCCGCTGTACTCAAAGGAACTACAGGAAAGTTACGTCCAAAGGTCATAGTCGAAACCGGGACTCATCATGGGTTAGGTTCTACTCAGTTTCTTATTAAATCCATCGAGAAATTCAAATGGGAAAATCCAAGAGCAGACAACGTTGAAATAATAACTATTGAAATAGATGAACAAAATTTTTTGATTGCTCAAAGTAATCTTAAGGATCATTCTTTCATTAAGGTTATTCACGGTTGTTCGGTGGATGCTGATAAAGCCAGAGAATTTATCGAAAACGATAAGATGATCTTAGAGCATGAAAAATACCCTGACATATTTATTGATTCTCTGGATGATCCTGTTGGGTTTTATTTACACGAAATCCAAGGAAAACGATTCAACTATGGCAAAGGAGGGCGTGATAACATCCTGATGAAATTGATTCATCAGGTTTACGACAAGCGTCCAATATTTCTTTTGGATTCTGCCGGGGGCATTGGGTATCTGGAATTTCAGACAGTTACGGATGGCATGAAAAATCACGAGTTTCATGTCATTTTAGACGACATAACTCATGTAAAGCACTATCGTTCGGCAGCTTATATACGACAGTGTAATTGGCCTATTCTTTATGAAAACGAACGTTGTATGCTTGCAAAGCATCCTGGAAGCACAGGTAGACCCTGCGGAGTACCAGTGGGGAAACCTCTTACTAAAAAACAATTGGCATGTAGGAAAAAACCTAGAAATAGATAGAAAGGAAAGTTAAGATGGATTGGGAAATTTGGTGGTCGGTTTTTAAGTGTGATCTTGCAATCAGAGGAGCAATAATAATCGGCATAGTTTTAGCTGGCCTTGCATACCTATGGAAAACTTGGGAAAAATAGTCGAATAGATTATAGACCCGGTATGGAATTCCGAATCTATACTTGCCACTGTTTTGATGATTTGCAAACCACAGCCTTTGGGGAATTCCGAAGGCTTTTCTTTTTTTGTAATAGTTGGAATTGCTGGATTTGTTCAAGGTGTTTACGTAAGGCAAACAATGACGAAAGTTATAAAGTGGTGAAAGAATGTCAGGAATAGGCGTAGGATGGCATTGCGGAATCGGTAACTTCATTGTGGCAACTACTGCAATGCAGGCTCTTGCTGACATTGCCGGTCATCCGATAGATCTTATTTTTGATGCTTCCTGGAAGGGTTCGGACAGGGATTCAATTGAGATGATGGCCAAGAGGATGTCCTTTATCAATAAGATTGTGGATTATTTTCCTGGAGACACTCTAAACCAATACGATCATGTTTACATGTCAAGACATTCTACACTTACAAGTTCACTTTATCAGAGACTTTATGGCAACATGGCTAAGGAACTCCCCAAACTGCCAATGTGGGCTGCAAGCTACCAGCACGAACGAGACTACTATCTGAGTGAGATCGAGGCCCTATTAGGCACCAGGGCTCGTATTTTTCCACAATTCGTGCCGATTGCCAACTCGTTTCCTTTTGAGATATCGGATAAACCATACATTGTAATTGCAAATGGATGGAAAAGAACAAAAGGGGCTTTCTGGGAGAGAAAGTGCTGGCCTCACTTTGGGGAGTTTGTGAATGTTTTTCTTTCTTACTATCCGGAGTTTGATGTGTGTATAGTAGGGGGAGAGGAGGATCAAATTTGGAGTAAAAATCTGGAAATTTTTCCAGATTTTTTGGTCAAAAACAGAGTGCATGATTTTACAGGCAGACTCAATATTTTAGAAACTGCTTATTTAATCAGTAGAGCGAAACTAGTAGTTTCAAATGATAGCGTTGTTGGGCATTTTTCAGATTGCTTAAAAAAACAAGGAATTACACTATGGGGGCCGACACTCGTATCAAAAAACGGTGCTTTGAATGAAACAATAGAAAACGTCAGATCTTCATTAAAATGTGCCCCGTGTCAGGGGACCCATCTTGGCATGATATGTGATGATTGGGAAAGATGTATGGCCGAGATTCCAGTGGGATTAATCATGGCAGTTGTAAAAAAGCTCTTGACATAGCCTCAAGATTACGTTATACCACTTATAGATTCCATACTTCCTAACACCTTTCCCCGTGAAAAATCTCACGGGGTTTTTTTTGCTTAAAACCTTTCCTGACAAAAGAAAAAGTGTTAGAGCCATATCAACGAGGAAAACATGGCTCTAATTGAACTTTCAGGATTAAAGACCTTTTTGAAATTACCTTCTGATTATACAGACGAAGATGATAAGCTTCAAATATTAATTGATCTTGTAAACGATAGTATTGACAAGTATGTAGGGCGCACTCTTGTTCGTACCACCTATCGACAAGAAAAGTATGACGGACCCGGAACTGAATGCCTGACTCTCAGAAATTATCCTCTCAGAAGCATTCAAAACATCTATATAGGCACAACTGAAATATCATATCTTCCTGATGTTTATCCCCCCGTTCCTTGTTCGGGAGTTTTACCACTTTCACTTGGTTTGGACATTAAAGACACAATAGGCTGGTTTGAGCAAGCAAGCGCAGGAAAAGGACAGTTTCTTACAGCAGAAGAAGGAACGGTAGTAACAATAGGGAGCACTGGCACAAACACTGATGTCACGGTCAATGCTTTGATCAATGATGAGTATTTTGTGGCCTATATTAATTCTACCGGAAGCGAGATTACTCTTGATAGAGATCCAGGAGAGTCATTCGAGATTGAGAAAATTGAAGCGGCTACGGAACTAAAAACACCGGATTACTCAGCGGACTCAAGCCTTGGCTACTATTATGTGACAAATCCCGGCGATGGCATTGTGAATCATTCTCTGTGTTGGCCTATCGGAAGAGCAGTTGTCACAGTGAATTATGTAGCCGGTTATGATGAGGGTAACTATCCTGCTGATTTAATAGCGGGAGCATATGAAATGGCAGCTTTCTATCGCGCTGTTACTGAAAAATCAGGTATTAACTCAGAATCTTTAGGTTCCTATAGTGCCTCTTTGATGACAACACAAAACATGGAAGGTGGATTAACAATTCCATCTATACTTTTCAGAATGGTCCTAGACCGTTACCGGTGTAACTATTTTTCGCACTTAAATCACTGAGGTTGATATGCTTCGCAACATGCTAGTTCACAAGTGTAACATCTATCGACTTCAGGGACTTGAAGGATTCGATATGGGTGATTCAGAAGAGGGTGAAGTTACGGAAGCATGGACAATAGTAGCGGAAGAGGTAGCGTGTCTTTTTGAACCCGAAGATACTCCGATTCAGAGAAGACCCGGAGGTATGACCGAAATAGGGTCACATCGGTTTTTTGTTGATAGGGAAGCCGACATTCGCAATGGAGACAGAATCTATTGGAGTGCAAGCGAAACCGGAGAGGCATTCTATGAAGTAAAAGCAGTAATGCCAAAAAGAGACATGTTTATGCGTTTGTATCACAAAGAAGCAATATTGGATCACATCGACTGGACTCCGCCAATCATTACCACTGGTTGGGTATCATAAGGGAAACTGCCATGAAACTCATATACACAGACAACTTTACACTTACCACGAGTGGCGTATTAATTCGACGAGGATCTACTCCCGGCAACGGAGTAATCCCAAATGACCTCCATATTACATCAATTGTTATCCAATTGGTAACTTCTACGGACACAATTGAAGTGAAAGGTGTTGATTCAAGAAGCTCTTGGATAGTTCAAGACGCTGGCGCAGGATATTCTTTAGAGCGAATTATGAACGATGATCGACTTTTTGTTTACGTCAGGGCATATTCTGGGACAGTTGAAGTGAATCTCCACTGCGAAGGGGATGAAAAATGAGTTTTGGACCAAAGCCAATAGCGTCTGGTAGTCCTGGCGCCGTTACCGCGGCGGAAGAAACCATCATCAATTCGCGCCTTGACGATGCAGAAGCGGCTCTCGGCAGTGCGACCGATGAAGACCCTGCGGCCACGACATCGGCACTGACGACACATACCGGAGCGGCGAGCCCCCATAGTGGACACGAGTTGACGAGCAACAAGGATGCCAATAGTGGGTACGCGGGACTAGATGTTAAAAGCATAATAACTTTCAACCAAATGCCCGTAACACTTGTAGATGGCCGACTTGAATATGTTGATGCAACCACATTGAAGTGGGCATTTTTAGACAGTAGTTATGTGGGACTATTTTATGACGGCAGGCGTAGACTGATCAAGCTCGCATCTGAACCCACGCTGGCGGCAAGTGGAGATGATGCTGGCGGCAACGCGATAACATACGACAAAAATTACTCAGTGTTCATGCAAGCTACAGGCTTAACGAGCGCAAGCCTTTTCCTTGTTCCATGGTATTCGGATACTGCCCGTGCCGGTGCGTGGTTGACTACAACTAACTACTATTTCGGAGACCCAAGAACTAATGGCGGCAACACATACGTTTGCCTGAGTGCTCACACTTCGGGTACGTTTGCGACGGATCTGGCAGCCGGGAAGTGGCTCGAAGTCGAAAGCGACGGATTAGGCCGGTTTGAGGGCGCAAAGGTGTTTGGCTACTCGGCGTCCTATCCCGTTGCCTATCTCCACGTTGGGGACGTGCGGCTCGTGAACGATTCCGGTGCGAAGTTCGCATGGACGGACAACATAGCGTACGTCTGGAATCGGTATCACCAGCGGTTGGTGACGATCAAGGCTGCGAATTCTACACCATCGTGGACGTATGCCAGTACGACAGTACGACAGTCCAACGGTGGGACAGGGCAGACACAAGGTAAGTTTATTTGTGGAACGGCGGGAAAGGTAAAGCCGAGGTTGGCTCTAGTGGTTAGTACGGTATCAGCCAACGTATTTATTGCGCCGACGATAGATTCGATCACTGCGTCGCTAGAATTCGGCTATGGAGCTGACGTAACTTATACGTTGGAACGAAGTGTCTCTCTAGATATAACGCTTGGATATCATTATCTAACGTCTGTTGAAAAGGTGTCTATCGGGACGGCTACTTTTTTTGGCGGGGCAGATTTTTACGCCTGTGATGTAGAGCTAATGATGTAGAGGTGAAGATGGATACAACACTGCATTCAAAGTTGGTTGCTTGTGGTTGCAATATCACAGGTGTAGACAGCAACGGAAACGTGTCATGGGCCGAGAAGGCCACAGTGAAAGAGGATCTGGTAAAATCGGTAATTGCCGCACATGACACGATGCTGTCGTGTGCCGAGTCGGTTGCTCTGCGGGAGCATCTGGGAGCCGAGTCGGCTGAGTGGGCGGCATATCTGGAGGCCCGAAAACAGCCGGTAGCTGCGGAGAGGGCACGGCGGTATGCTGCTGAGACGGATAGCCTCTTTATGAAGGCGTGGGAACTTGACGGCGCGGAGCGCGATGCTGCGCTAGCCGCGTGGAAGGCGGCGAAGGGAAAGATACGGGAAGAGTTGCCGTATCCTGAGTAGGGATGATGTGTAGCTCAATCCGTTAACCTGCCCGACAATTGGTATCCGCCCAGAGACGAGGGGCCGGGAGGCCAGGAGAAACACCATGATCGACAACACCGGACACCTGATGACGAAGGCCAAAATTAAAAGACATTAAACTATGTCCGATCCAACGCTCAAACTGAAATTCCGTTGCGCTACCTACGAAGGTGCTCAACAAATCGGTATTATTCTTATTCAGGCTATTCAAAATGAATTAACGGGGGACAGATCAGGCCGTTGGTATCCGTTACCATCAAACATATTCTATACGAGGGAAGGTTATAAATCGCTCTCAAAAGAACTAAAAAAGAAAGTGAATTATCACCTTAAGTTTGTAGGTGCTCACGCCAGAGAAGAAATTTATGGTTCAGCTTATCGGGCTTCTGCTCCTGGCGAACCTCCTGCTTCCCGAACCGGAAGGCTTAGACAATCTTTTTATATGTTGATATCGGTATATGGAGAAAATGATTACGAGGTATCAATAAGAACTACAGTATATTATGCAGATGATATGGAACACGGAAGAGAGAAAGTAAGTCCAAGGCCATTTATTGAACCAGCAGTTCGTAAAAGTTTGCCAAAAATTGTTGCGGTTCAGCAAAACTTTCCCTATCGAATAATAAGAGGTCAATAATGAGTAGAGAACTTAATAAACTTTTCTATGATACGGTTATTGCGGACTCTATTTTCAAAACCAAGACAGGAGCCACAACAAGTGATCCTCGTCTTTACAAATATACGACACCGGTAAAAGTAACAATATCAGATACCAAAAAGCTATATGCAGTTTATCGACCGATGGGAACAACAAAACTGTCTACCGGAGCTAAAATTGACATAGGACAAATTAATGACAAGGCATACTCTCTGGAAGTTTTTGGTAAATCCGAGGCCGTAACTGACGTAGAGGATGTTTGCGAAGCTATTGAGAGTCTGTTTTATGAACAAAATTTCTTTACACAAAATCTTAAAGTGGGTTATACGTGGGCGACTCAAGGTAGTTTAGATTTTGATGATGGAAGAAAACTCTATCTTGAGACAATGATTATTTACTTTACGAAAATCATCAAACTCGTTTCGACATAAAGGAGTTTTGAAATGGCTGGAAATGCAACTGATGTAAAGCTCGGGGCCGCTTGGGTGACGTTCGGAACCGTGGCCGGAAACATAGGACAAATTCTTGATCTTGGTTACACCAAAGGTGGTGTAGCCTTTGCCGTCCAGACCCAATCTCACGAGGTAACGGTAGACCAAGAAGGCATTACGCCTATTGCAGAGACTATTATTGGCCGCATGGTCACTCTCAGCGCTCCAATGGCAGAAAGCAACTATCAAAGATTGCATTATCTTATACCGGAATCTGTTTATGCTGCCGACGCTACAGGATACCTCCTGAGATTGGCCTCTGGTGTTGGTGCTGCCTTGATGGATTACGCTGATGCAGCAACAGCAACATCAAAGCAAGATGCCCAAGATTGGATCAAGCTTTTTTATGCTGCACCGTTGGCTTCATTGAATGCAAGTTTTACGGCAGATGGAGAAAGGATTTGGCCTGCACAGTTCAAAGGATTTGTTGTTCCTACTGGGCAGACAAACGAGGGCTATATTTGTGGTATTCATGAAGGAAGCTAAAAATCTGGAAAAATTTCCAGATTTTTGATCTGTTTTCAAAGGAGGATTGAAAAATGAGGAGAATGGATTGTGACCAGATAAGGCCACAGGTAGGTGAGGTTGTTGTCGGTGGCAAAACACTTCAGGTGATGAGACGTACTATTGGACAAGAACTCAAACACGACGCCGAATACAAAAGTGTGAGCAAGGAACTCAAAAGGCTTACCGAAGACGGCAACGGACCCGGTTCAGATGAATACGGCCAACTTCTCCATGCCTGGTGGAAACGAGAGATTGAGATTTTCATTCCAGAGTTTGGAGAGGAACAGTATCAAAACATAGATCATATACAACGGGTGCAGATCCTCAATATTATCTTCGAGAGAGATCCTGAAGAGATGTCAGAAGAAGATGCAAAAAAAAACAATTTGGAATCGGAGGAGGCCCAGCCTGGAGAGAAATCATAGGCAGAATATGCAGTATTTTCCCAGGTGAAACTTTCGACGGATGTTACAACAAAACAGAACAGCAGGTTATGGGCATGTATTGGGAAACCTTCAGGCAAGAGGCCCGTAACAGATTAAGAGATCTTGGAAATCTTTCAGCTATCCAAGATCCAGAAGCATTAAATGAGTTAGCAAAAGAGCTTGAACAAAAGGCCCATCCTCCTGATCCAGAGGCAGATGGGCATTTTAGTAGAGAGAGCGTGAGAATCGTTAAGGGAATCCTTGGTGGTAGCAAACTAAAAGCTGATATTGGAAAGAAAACGGTGAAGAAACATGGACGACATGCTTAATTACGTTAACCAAATAAATAGTGCCATGGTTGACGGAATAAAAAATAGTAAGACCCTTATAGAACAAAGTCGAATTCTGACCTCTATCAAGCCCGCAGCGGCTATTGCCCTTCATGGTGTTGCTGGGCCTGGTATGGAGATTGCTGCTGCTGCTGGCTCAATGGTATCTGGTGAAAAGAGTTTTGGGAAAGCCGTAAACGACTATGTTGCCGATACCAAAAAATTTCAATTATACGGAGAGGTTGCCGCACAAACTTTTGAGAAACTAGGTAAAACTACGCTTCAAAATTCAGAAAAGTTTGGAAAAGCTACACAGTCAATAGCAAAACACATTAGAGATTTCACCAGTACGCCAAAAATGATGGATGACTCCATTAAGGCACTGGCAGGCAGAACTGGGCTGCTTGCTAAATCTTTTACTGGCCTTGCTACAGGGTTAAAGGTTGCTACTGGTCATATTGGAACTGCTTTAATGGTCGCTACGGCTGCATATGATCAATTCATAAAAAGATGGATGGATAATTCTAGGAAACTTAAAGAGGACATAGAATTACTGAAGGGCTCATGGGCTGACGTAGGTAGCCATGGCTGGTTTACTGATTTTGGTTCAGCGGGCAGTACCCGAGCAGGTATGAATAGGTGGACACAAAGAGGGGGCACGAGACAAGAATTTCTTAAACTATTGGACCAATCATCCGGTATGCTCTCTGGCAATATTAATCAGCGTCAAGCTACGTCCTTGATGGAACTTGCCAAAATCAGAGCAGGCAATGAAGGCAAAAATGTTTCCGAAGAATATAATAAATTACTCAAGAATTTTTATGTTCGCGGTACTGAAGGTAGTACACCAGAAAAACTTGAGCAAGAAAGACTCCGGATGCGTGTGGTGGAAGGCGGAAGAAGAACGGGAGTAGGCTTCAAAGGACCGTTGCAAAGATATAGAGAATGGTCGGAAGATGTAGGCACTAAACTCAACAACGCAACTGAAGGGTGGTCGCCTTCAGAAATAATTCAAGGGTTAGCGCTTACACACCAAGGAAGAGTATGGAAAGGTTTCAAAGAAGGAGTAACTGGGGCAGCTAATTGGGGCATGGATGCTATTCTTGGAGCACGACAACTTCCAGGGGCCTTTGGGGGTTTGTCAGTGAAGGATTTTGGAAAGATTATTTCAGGAGGAGCAGGATTACTCGAAAAAGGATCTGCTGCTTGGGATACAGCAGCCGGAGAAAATAGGATAAAGCTCGGAGAAGCACTCGAAAGCAATAGATTACCTGGATTTTTGAGTAAGTTTCTGACAGAAACTTTCGGCCAAGGGCCTCAATTACAGTTTCAGGGCGCTGTACAAATGCTTAGTGGTTCAAGAAAAAAATTACTAATTGATGCTCAAAAGGACGAAAAAGAATTGGCTCGGCTAGAAAATGAAACCGAAGACAAAAAACAACTACTTACTGCTTATGAAATGGGACAGGAATTCAAAAAAGCGAACCCTAAAATGGTATCCGAAGTCAGAGAAATAGCTAAAAAAATGAGAAACGCTCAAACTCCTGAAGAACTTGAAAAAGCAAAGGACGCTATAGGGGATATTGCAGCAAAAACAGGTAAAGAATTCAATGAGATCATGGAGTATATCAAGGCACTCGATAATTCTGGGAAAGACATTCTTAAAACAGCAAAACAAGTTGAGCAAATAAAAAAGCAGATTGAAGAGAGAGAAAAGGAAATAAAGGAACGTAGAATAAAAATAGGACAAAGAGAAGAACTTATCGAGTCTTCTGGAAATGTAGACCTATCTGATCCTTATTATTCCATGAAAGCCCTTCAAGACGGTCGGGCATCAGTTCTTGAGAGAGCAATGATAAATCGTCAGAAAAATAGGTCTCAAACAGAAGAAGACTTAAGAAAACTTGTGGCGTCTGGAAAAAAATATATCGAAAGAGGCGGTATAAAATTTACTACTCCTCAACTGAAGAAAAAGTTAGCAGATATAGCAGAAGAGGAGGGTAACGAAAAATCTGTATACAATGAAATGTTACGTGCCTTTCTTGTTAAGCGTGCTGAATTTGATTTGAAACAAAAAGAAGTAGGATTGGAAATAGCCAACAAACAGTTACCTACGGCCATTGAATCAGCCAGAAAAAGAGGACTATTGTCAAAAGACGATCTGAAAAGATTGGGCGAAATACCAGATAAGGATACAGGAAAATATGGAACGCTTGAAGCTCAAGAAGTTCAGATGATACTTAAGAAGGCTGAGGCGGAACAAAATGCAGAGTTTCAAAAATTTGCAAACAATTATATTTACCGAGAAATGGGCACTCAGGGAATGACCATAGGCAGTGGTGCCAAAAGGCTACTTGCCGGTGGGGGTATAAGCAGGCCCGATTACGAAGAAATACAAAAACTCCTGAAAGAAAAAACTGAATTTGCTACTAAGAAAGCCGCAAAGATTCTTAATGTCTCCGGAGATCGGTTCAACGCAAAATTACAGCAGGTTGACGATAAGTTTATTGATCAAGAATTGGCTATAAGGCAAAAAGGTATGGGCGTTACTGCTCAAGGTTTGGTCTCGCGAGGAGAAATGGGGGAAGGGATAAAGAACAAGATCCAAAGGCTAATTAAACAAGGTGACGAAGAATCGCTTCGCCATGCTCAAAAAATTCTAGAACTTACTCAGCAAAGATTACAATTAGAAAAGATGATTCTTCAAACTAAGACGGACGCAATTCAAAAAGAAGGAACTACTGAAAGTACTAAACTTGGTTTAGTATCCAATCTCAGAAAAGGCATAACAGGCTCCGAAACTACCCTTATACAGCAAATACTTGGCTCTGGTAATAAGCGACTTATCAATGAGAGTCAACAGACGATGCAGCAGATTTTGTCCATAAGACAGAATATGTATAAGCAGGAGATAGACTTTACTCTTAAATATGCACAAACAAAGATGCAAATCATTGAGACTCATTACAACAACCTCAACCAACTTGAACAAGGAAGGCTTACGCAACTCGATAGGCGTTATCAACCTCATCTCCAATATGGACAGGCAGTATTTGGTCTGCAAGGAACAATGACTCAGGCCCAAATGGGCCGTTATGCCGGAGAAGACTATAGAAGACAGCAAGCCAGAACCGAAAGGGGCATGAGAGAGCAATTGCAGGAAACCTTATGGGGAGCCGCAGGTTATCAAGCACCACGAGAACTGCAAATAACACGAGCCTTGAGAAGCAGTAGAGAAGCACAAGAAGATGTCAGAAGATCACAGCGTAGAGAAAAAGAAGCAGATACTCTTCAAATCCAAGGGACCATAAACACCCAAGAAGCGCTAAGGAAACAACTTGGAGGTCTAGGACAACTTAAACAATTTTATCAGTCTGAAGGCGGTCGGCAGTTTCTTATGCAGATGCTTCAACAGACTCAAGGTGCATTTTCAAGACAAGGTATTGATGTCTCTGGTAGAATTCAAAAACTTGCACAAGAACAACAAGTAATGGAGGCAAAAAAACTGGCCGTTAGTTTAAGAATTAGAGATAGAGAAACCATTTCAATAGAGAAACAAATCAAAACAATGGAGGCTGAAGTAGGCAAGCTTCCTGAAGGAAGTAAACGTGCTCAAGAGGTTAAGATGACGCTTGCCGAACAATATAAAAGACTGTCTGGTCAATATTTGAGTGTAGGCAAAATTGATGAAGCAGAAAAGGCAAGTAAAAAGCAAGAACAATTGTTGAAAAGTGTCCCTCAAGAAATGAAAAGAGACTTTGGAGACGTAGTAAAACAACAACTGAATGAGCTTAAAACACATACAAACGTCTTGAAGGCCATTCGAGATGTACTGAGTAAACAAAAAACTACTGCAAAAACTGAAGGAATAAGCGAAAGTAAAAAAGAGAAGTCTCCCCAACCGGTATCCGCTGCCTCTCAGGGAAAACTAGGGCAAGTAGGCGCTCCCGTTCCCCAACCGGTATCCGCTGCTACAGTTCAGTCTCCGAAGCAACGTCCCCATCAATTATCTGCCGCAGAAGGGGAAACTGACAAAAGAAATGTATCTCCCACAGCGCAAAGGATACCACTATCCGAAATCGACCACAGAGCCCCTGCCGGGACAGGCAATCTCTATGCAACCGATCTTGCGAAAAGAGAGGGCAGGGAACTTACGAAAGACGAGAAGGTCAAACAAGGTTTTCTGGCAAGTTCACTGCAAAGAGCAAGATACATCAGCGATGTCAAGCATATGTTTCCGTATATGCCCGGACGTCATCCGTTTGACAAGGACAGTTGGAGAGCGCCAAGTGTTTTTGAAGGCGGCGTAGGTTTTAACATCGCACCCAATACGCCCGGTTCCGAAGGATACGTAAACAGAAACGCCATTGGAGACATAGGGGTTCAAGAACGTGGAGGCGATGCAGAGCTTGCAAAACGAGTTTCAGACAAAGCTTTTCAAAGGGAAATGGAATGGGCAGAAAAACAGCCAAACAAAAAAGTTTGGGACGAGGGTAAATTTGCAAGTGCTGAGACTGTGAGGCGAGACAAATATAAAATGGAACTTGCCGACAGGCGTGCAAAAACGCTGGACGGGCTTTCCAAAAGGGCTTCCAAAATTGAAGACGAAAACCCTCAACTTGCCGAAAAAGCAAAGCAAAGTCTATACCAAAAAGTGTCTCAGTGGGACCTCCGAAGAAATTACATTGAATCGCTAAAAAAAGAGGGTTGGAACCAAGAGGCGACAACGTTTATCAGACCCGACAAGAGCACCTATGAAAGTAGTGTTTTCAGAAAAGGCGCTCAAACGATGGCTATGGACCAAGACCAAATAGATCGTGCTGCACTATATTGGCGCAGGAATAGAGGTAATACTGAGACCGAGAAAGAAGATCAAAAGAACAAAACATCAATTGACAAATTTGCAGATGGTTCAGACAAGATCCTGAAAGCAGCCGAAAAACTTGCAAATGTAGAGGTAAAAGTGAGAGTAGAAGGTAACGGAAGTGGATCTGCATCTTCAAGGCCCGGAGAATACGGAAGTTACTAATGGCATACCTTTTTTGGACAAATAGATATGAGCCTTTTCTCGTTGGCTCTATGCAAACAGCAAGCTCAGGCAAGGTAGCTACCGTATTGGCTAATACCAGCGGAGATGCCGGAAGACCAATGAGGGTGTCATATCGTAAGGCGCTCAACACCGAAGTCCTGGCATGGCAAAACAACGTAGGTCAGACCTTCAGTATCCTCGGAAAGACAGTCATGTTTCAGATCGGTGGAAATGCGCTAACGCATACCAATGAGGTTTTGGGTGACGAAGGAGATCCTGGGATAACTTATGGAGGGCATTTGGATTACTACAAAGGAGTGATGAATCTAGTCATCGTTTCATAATGGCAGGAACAGTCACAAAAGTCAGAGTGGCACCAGCATGGGTCACGTATGGAGGCACTAATCTTGGGTATACCAAAGGAGGCTCTAACCTTGTACGTAAGGTTGTTACTCAACCTATAATAATTCAAGGAGTACCGCTTGATGATGTTGTCATATATAAAGAGACCACGGTAAGTGTTAATCTTGCAGAAACAAGCTACAATAATCTAAAAACACTTCTACACCTAGTTCATTCAAGAGGAGTCGATCTTTTTGACTATACCGCTACTCTTACGTTAACTGCTACTGATGACCCTGCCGATATCACAACCGTAGCGGGAGCCTATTGTACTGGTAATACCTCAGTTCCTTTTATGTTCAATCAAGAAAGGGTTTGGCCTGTCCAATTTAGGGCAATCTATACCGCAACAGATTTCTCTTTTGCGGAGATAACCTAATGCTTGCAATATTTACACCATCGGTAAAGGTATCAGGTTCGACTATACCGGATTTCAGGTCTTTTGAAGTTACAGAAAGAGTGGGTGTGGCTGAGAAATCTTTCAATGTTGAACTCGATAGGCCAACAAATTTTTCAACTGAGGACACGATAGATATAGGATTTTCTATTGGCGGTGCTACGTTCTCTCTTGTAGATGACAAACGAATTGAGGTATCTGGCAATTCCACAATGCAAACAAGCTTAAGGGCACAAGGCTCGCTCATCAGCCGTTATGGCCCTGAGCAAACTATAATATTCATTAATCAAACGTGGCTCAAAAAAATCTGTCCTACCTATTATTTCAGAGATGGTATTATTTACAAATCTGATCCAGGAGCCACTCCGCTCCAATGGAAAGGAGTATCTAGTCTTAGACTTTTCATCCCCTATTTACCTGGTAAAAATGTAAGAGACTGTGAATTCAAATGTGTTTTGCAATCCGGAATTTCTTACTATGATATTGCTAAGTGGATTGGTAGTAAAATAGGTTACAATGTACACACAGACTGTCCTACTTTGTATGTTCAGCGAGCATTCAACCTCAACGTTGGTGAGAATTATTTTCAAGCATTAAGCAGGCTTTACCAAGACTTTCATCCTATGATTCACATTGAGAACAATACAGTACATATTCTTGACAAAGGAGGAAATGCACAAACTGGAGGAGTGGGAACTTCTGGGATTTCGATGACAGAAGACAGTTTTTCTCTTTTAAGTTATGAGACTACAAACACTGACCAAATTGTCGATCACGTTATCATTTTAGGGGCTACGTCTCAGTGGGCGTATACCGAACAATCTAGTCTGTCCACGACAAGAAATAGATATACAGAAGCCGAACTCTATGGAGACCAACAAACACTGGTGTACGAAACTAGTTATACGTCAGAGACTTCAGAATACTTGGGCTTATTGCAAACTGAACTTGCAGCTTCCGGTATTGATATGACCGATGAAGAAGTATTTGAATACCTTAATAGAAACGCAGATAAAAATGGGAGACAGGTAAGAACAGTTGAAGTTGTAACAGATCCAATGACCGGAGAATCAGCCACCACCAAAGAGACAATAAGTACCTATAATGTAAGTGACGTCTTGGTTCACGAAGTAGTTATCACAAACAAATGGGCTGATTTTCACACCTCGCTAGGACACACAGAGATAGAAAAAGCCCGACTAGGGGTAGTGCAAGGAGGGACAACAGAGTCAGCAGAAGGTGGTTACAAGACTGTAATTCCGGCCTCCTATGAATTTATTCCCATTATGGGTAAATATGTTCGATTTGGGGACTATATAGGAGAAACAGGGCAGGTTGACGCCGACATTGACGAATATCACGCAGTCGTCTGGTACAAGGATAGTGATACCGTAGACGACGTAGACGTCTCAGTCCGAACTACGCCTCAGATCATTACAAGGAATTCCCTTATTGGGGTTACTCCTTATACATGGGAAACCTCTGATGATCCTGAAACTTCAGGATGGGAGAAAGGTTTTTTCCTTACAAGAAGAGAACGAGTCAGATACGACACACTTTCGCAATATCTTCTCATGAAAATTAGGCATGTCGAAGAGATGTTGCCCATAAAAAGCGACAAAACTTATACTGAAAACATTCCATTGAAGCGGAACAAGTCTCATCAGGACACGATACAGGCTAGGTGGGAGTTTTTCAAGGTGGGTGACAGCATAACAGAGTGGAACGGCAAAGGGACAATGCCAGTACCAACAAGAGGGCCAGGGACCCTACCAGGACAGGTTGCCTCTTTTCATCCGGCGTTTACCTTGTCTAACCCAGATCTTACTAGCCATGAAATAGCAACTAGGATAGCACAGAAGATTTTTGATACGAGGGTCCAAGATAATGTAGTTGCTCAAATTAGAACAACGATTCCAATACCCGGTTTGCGGTTAGGGACAGTCATGAGGTTACCAGCGTGCACTAAAACCTATTTGCGTTGGAGCACTGGTAGTGGAGGTTCGTTTTCGACCGTGACTCTTTCATCTCAAATGCTTTGGGTTACCGGAATTACAACGAAATGTGTATTTAGTGGTTCAATAGGGTCTGCTGGAAGGACTGCCGACATTTATCAGGAAATAGAATTGAGGAAAAATTACTAATGGATGTAATAGAAGAATTTGTCCGCTCAAGGGTCAAGGGAAGCGAACCACTTGTAATTGTTCTAATAAGAGAGATTTCTTCGTGGTTGAAAAGAGGATATTCTTTGGAAGAGGTAGAGCTAGAAGAGTTTCAGAGTAATTCTGAATCAACCCGAGGTTATCGGATTCACAAAAAATGAGGCAAAAATCTGGAAAAATTTCCAGATTTTTAGTTCAAGGACAATTTTAAGAGATGCAGCTAAACACCTTCAAATGCGGCATAAGTTACTTTAGCGACGCAGAAACCACGTATTACGTCAACGATACTTTCACGGAAGGCATCCATTGGCGAAACCTTAGTGGGAACCCTTGTATAAGCGTAGAATGGGGAGACTTGTCGGATGCCGGGGCTAGTATTCCGACTGCTGGAGTATATCGAATCAAAATGGATTCACAATCATTCATAGATCACGCTACCTTACCGATAGAAGATTTGAAACTAGAGGTCTCATGTTATAGAGGGTCAGACAAACTTGGCTGGAACATGAATACGCAGGTTGTTATTGAAACTCCCGAAACTCCTGTCGCACAACCACAAATCATTCCTGGCTTGAATATCATCCTTAATCCATTTTTCGCATTGACCATAAATGACGAATTCGTAGTATCAGTGGGTGGAATTTATTCTGAATCAGAAGACAGGCAAGTTCAGTTTTTGTCATTCGGATCAAGGCCATCTTCAGGACCAGAAAGTGATACTGTAGATCTGGTTATAACAAACGATAGCGGTGTGACTTTAACTGATGTTAAGGCGAATGTCGTTAACAAAATCTGCACTTGGCAAGATTCCACCGCCATAAACCCAAAGGCAGATGTACCGTTCAAAGCAATTGCCCAAGTCAGCACTCTTAATCCGAAGTTTGAGGAAACGTTGGGCTTCTCTGAAGATTACCCTGATATTTCATTCACTGTGGGAACCACAGCTAACCTCTTAATAGATGATTTCGGGTATGATGTTTATGACGTGGCAACGGAAACACTCTATCCGAAAGGAGAAGGACTTGCGTTTGATGGGACTACACAATACAAGATGTCAGATACAAGTCCGTATCCTGGCCTCCTGTTCATTCTATCAGAAAACCTTACTGATAGTGATTTAGCTAGTCTTTATGTCACAAATGGTTCTGACGTATTCGACATCAAATTAAGTTCAGGCGACACATGGACGGGAGAAGGAGAGAAGATAGCACTTTCTGATTCATTGGCCAATGGAGCAAATGTTACAGTGTCTATAAGGGCAAATCCCCATCTGGATGTGATAAACCCTGTAGATTACTGTGTCGAGGGGTTACTTCAAATTTCAGGATGGAATGGCACCGAAGAACACATAACAAGCATTCCTCTGTCGGCAGTGATCAAAGATCGAATTCCTGGGATAACAGCAGGAGCGAGCGTGATTGATGACACCACCAAAGCTGTGTTAGCAACTTTTGGGATAACAGAAATTGTGATAGGAGATATTTCGTGAAAATTAATGTTGAAATTTCCGGAGGTACTCAACAAGAAGAGGATGATGATTTCCCTATTCAAGAACATGCCGGTTATCCGAAAGAACTTGAAGTGCTAGGTGGTCCCGCTTCGCTTTTAGTAGAATTCTACGATCTTTGGACGAAGAAAGACGAAGAGGATAATTGGATTGATTTGGATTTGCTTGATCAAGAAGAAAATTACGAAACAGTAGAGAGAAATATCAATTTGGCACAGGCAGTGTATGAATTGCGTCCGGAGCATCATCATTACAAGTTTATTCGTAATGCCTATTTACCGACACAGGAGCAATTAGAGGCTGAATTTGGGCCTGGCAACGAAAATCAATTTGTTCGAGAACCATTGAGACCAATTCTATTCAATAAGGAGACAACAGAGCCTCCAAATATAAAGGCTAGAGCAGAGCTTTTTAGATGGGACGGCATGGGGGTCAATACGCCACTTTTTCATATGGAGCTTGTCGAAGACAACGACGATAAGACACTCTATAAGATCATCAATGGTGATTATACGGAAGGCTTCACGGAGGGCGAAGCTCCCGACGAAATTGAGTATTCAAGTAAGGAGCGCAAAAACAAGACTACAGGCATGAAGCGGAAGTCTACCCTTAATCAGTATAGTTTCTTCGTGCGCGATATCCGAAAACGCAAACTTCACTTTGTACTCAAAGAGTATGGCAGCCATTCAATTTGCGTCCATCAATGTTTAGGTAATAAAGAAAACGACTATACCTCAGACTACACATCTAATGCTTCTATAGAGGGGTTACATGGCATTTTCTGGGAACAATTAGACACCTGGGACGCAAAAGCCAGAAATGGTAATGACAAAAACTATAAAATAACGAAGACCCCAGACTATGATGCTGAAGAATATCAAGGTCCAATTCTTGAATTCATCCCTGGAAAAACTGCAAAGCTCAAGGTATATATCGCCCCTAGAAACTGGTTCTATTATGCCCATTACTACTCTCCGGATTTTGCTGAAGAAATAGGAGAGGGGCTAAGTGATCTCAAAATACAAACCGCCTACGTTCGCGAAACTTATGGCATAAATTATCCGCTAGGGTTTGTTTTTCATAATGTGGTTAGAAATGAGGGAAATTATTACAATCATATTTTTTGTTTTTGGGATAGACCTCCTCATAATTTATTGCTTCCTCGATTGGATGAATTGAACGAAGAGACAGAAGGCACCATAAAACACACCGGATGGAAAATCCCCGCATCATGGATAGGAGGTTTGAACAATAGAATATTAAATACGGCTGAGGTTCCCGATTATTATAATATTTGGTGGAGCGAAGGAAAACAATATGCAAAAGGAAATATTGTCGGACATGGAAGCGAGGGATCACAATGTTGGCTGTGCGAAATGCCTGAAAATCCAGAGCTTAATTATGTTTGGTGTGAACAAGGCCGTCGCCTTTATGTCTGCACGGTTCCTCACATAGCTACGCTTGATAACTTTCCTGGATGTGAATCAATTAGTCATCATCCGGCTTTTGTGTGTGATACTCTTTATTCTAGTCCAAATGGAAGTAGTTATTGGAAGCCAATAGACCCTCCTCATGAATTTGGCTTGTATTTGAATACAGGAAGTGATGAATTATACACTGGAAACCCTCCAGTTTATTATAATGGTGGATGGGCATTGTCTGATGCATGGAATAATCATTTTGTACAATGTCCTCAATACACATTTTTTGAGAATGGTTATTCATACATGATTAATTGGGGAGAAAGCGATTTTGGTGACAATCCTGCTTTTGATAATATTGTATTTAATATAGATTATTGGTCTTATTGTGATGAAGGATATGCAAAAGAAGACTACGGTGAAACTAGCCAATATACTCAAGCTAAAAATGGGATAAGGGGTTTCTATCTCTATAATTTCTTAAATATGGCAAGAAACTGGACAAGCGAAGGCACAGTTTCTACCATAAAAAAGACCTCTCAATATGCACATTGGAGCGGAAATGTGGACTGGGATATAGCTGAAATATTCATTTCCGGTTTTAATATTTGGCACGCCGTTCCCAATGGAGGGGTTCCATCAAGGGTTGTTATTCCAAAAATAGACAAATTTGTCGGTGGAGAATATTATTCTTTTAGACTCGATGGCATTCTTGATTTTGATGTTCAAACATATCCACTGCCATACTACCCAATGCCACATAGAGACGACTATCCGCTGTATACTGGCGGCGCATTTTGTAATACAGTTCCGTCTGGAAAAGTAACATCTTCTTGTACTACTTTCAACTGGGTGTATACCCCGCCAAACGGAGGAAGATTCAAATTTGGAGACGACTATTCTACGCTGGAAAATGTTAGGATAGCTTACCCAGAAGAAGACTGCTCTTTTTATTTACGAATAGAATCGACTTATTCAACTCCATCTGTAATTCACGGCCCCTTTTATAAGTATTCTTTAGCCAATAGAGATTTATACGAAGGGAGTTATGACGAAGACGAATGTGAAAACTTTGATTTGATTTGGAATAAAATCGAAAACAATAATGAGGTAGTAAAATATGAAGATCAATTAGATCTTGGATCTCATCCATCAGACCCGGTTCCGTATTTGGTTGCCGTGGCTCTAGCACCACAAAGGAAATTGCTGGCTATCTTAAAAGTCAATAGTAAATCTTACTATGTTTGGAGGCGAAATGCAGAATTAATTGAGGATTTAGAAACATTTACGGCCCGGAATAATAACTATCTTGGCCATCCCCTGTTTGGATGCAGGGAGGTGTTTAATGAACAATATAAAACTGGGCACATTAGCACTTATGATAGTTATTTGCCCAATAAATATAGAACCATAGAAAAAATCAAAAACTGTGGCGTCAGGTTTTCTGAATCTTCTCATAGCACCTTTTTGGGATATAATTACGATTATTCAGGCGAATCTATTGCTAATATTCCTTGGTTTTTTGGCACTAGTTTGGCTACGGAAAATCCTATAACCTTTAGTGAAACAATTTTCACAGTTACTCCAAACCCGGTAATTATAGCATACCGTGAACGAGCCCGTTTTGATACCGGAATAGGAGCAACAAGATGGGCAAATGTTTTTCACTATAATGAGTCAACTAAGGCCACTTACGGAGTCTCTGCCGAAAACAGAAACAGAGATCGCTCAAGGAATCCAACAATATGAAAATAGCCTATGAAAAAGCTATAAAGTGTTTCTTAGATAACGACAACATTACCGGTGTCGCTGTCGGCTGGAAATTCAAAAATAATCAATGGATCAATGAAAAATGTCTTTCTTTCCGAGTCAAAGAAAAAAAACAGAACCCAAACAAAGAAGAAAGAATTCCTGACACCCTCTGTGGTTTCAAGACAGATGTCATAGAAGGCATCCACAAGCCCCTCACGCAGGTCTCTAGGCTCGATCCCCTCAGGGGAGGCACAAGTATAGGGCAAGAAGGATCGAGCAGCTACGGAACGTTAGGGCTCGTTGTGTTCGATCAGCAAAGGAACCCCTACATTCTTACAAACTATCACGTAGCAGTGCCAGCTGGAGAAACTCCCGGTTATGTAATTCAGCCATCAAAAACAGACGAGGGAGTGGATGTAGTAGATCGCATAGGATCAGTTTCAGACTATAATATTGATGAATATGGTGATTTTGCCATAGTGAATATTGACCCAGGACACCGTAGTTTCAGCACCGTGTTGCTTTCGGGTGACAATATCCTTTCTGTAAAAGAAGCTGAAATAGGCGACCTAGTAAAGAAAATAGGTAGGTCTACTGATACTACTTATGGAGTCGTTTCTGCTGTCGGAACATTTGCAATTGATTACTCTGCATGGGGGCTCGGAACAATTACCATGCAAGGTTTTGAATTTATTCCCCTGGTAGATCCAAATGAAGTGATCTCAGAAGAAGGAGATTCGGGGGCCTGTGTG